AAGCATCATATTCTCCTGGAAAAAAATTACATCATTCTAATCCAAATATGTTTAATCGACCAAGATACTACATGGCTGATAAAAATGATAAATTTAAATATTGGACATCTTATAGAACAGAATCAGGAATAGCAAGAGGTATAGCAAATAAACTTGTTAGTGGTCAGCATTTTATTGATGACGTTGCTCCATTTGTAGTTTATCAAAATCAAGTGCCTGCAAATAGAATTGTAATAAAAATGCAGACTAATGTTGGAGGTATAGACTTAGGACCATTTTCAAGTTCTGCAGGATCGTTTCCAGACCCACTTTATGGCCCATCAAATCAAACAACCCCAGTAAGATGGAAGATTCAATATTTAAAAAACAATAGTTGGGTAGATGCTATTAATTTTGACTCTACAAGCATAAGATCAGATGGAACAAGAATTATTAAAGAAGATGGATATGTAGAATTGGCATACGGCCTTAAAGTTCCACAAAAATATAAGGATGTTTTTATACGTGCTGAAGAATATAATAGTGAATCATTTTTGCCTGAAAAATCTATTAATGGCTATGCATATTTAATTAAATTGAATGATTCAGATATTGGGACATATCATATTTGGTTTGAAAATAATTGGGAAACATTTGTTCCAGAATATGGCTGGTATCTAGAAGAAGAAACTGTAAATAGGCTTACTAACTTTGTAACAGATTTAACTAATCCAGTATCATTTTCTTCATCAATAGATGGAAAAAATATTTATCGTGAATTTGAATATATTAATGGTATTAGAATAGTTGTAGATACGATGAATAAGGTAGATTCATCTTTTGATTTAATTGAAATGTCGCCAAGATTGGTAGCAGATATATCAGACAAAACTACAAACTTTTCTGTAAAAAAGACTGCTTCTGATTTAGGTACAAGTGGTTTGCCAGTAGGACAGTTGCTTGCTTCTGTTGGAAGCCTTACACTTTTTGACTATGACGCAGCATTTAATGAAAACAACACAGACAGCATTATTTATAAATATCTTTCTAACAATATTCAAATTAAATTTTACGATATAGTTGTTGATGTAAATGGCTATGATTATCTGGTACCAATAAAGACTTTATATTGTGACGGTTTCCCAAAATACAATCCAAACGACAGAAAGGTAAATTTAGAACTTAGAGATTTATATTTTTATCTTGAATCTATAACTGCTCCAGAAATGTTAGTTACCAATGTATCATTAAGTTATGCAGTATCTCTTTTGTTAGATTCTGTTGGATTTTCTAACTACACCTTTAAAAGAGTTTCTGGAGAAAAAGAATTAGTAATCCCATTTTTTTATATTGCTCCAGATAAAAGTGTGGCAGAAGTTTTGTCAGATTTAGCAATATCAACACAGACTGCAATGTTTTTTGATGAATATAATAATTTTGTTATGATGAGTAAACAATACATGTTACCACTAGAAACAGATAGAGGTATAGACTATACTCTTTACGGATCAAATGATTTTGAGGATACTGGAGTTATAGAAAACAAAAATAAAAACTCTAAAATAACAAACATAGTAGATATAGTTTCTTCTGATAAAAATGTATTTAATGACGGCAAAATTAATTATAACAGCAGATACATTCAACGTTCTTACGGAACCATCAAGCAAGCCAGCATGGTTGACAACGAAGTTGTTTCAAAAAATTGGATATACAAGCCAGCCCTGTTATGGGAAGTTACTGGAGATCAAACTTTAAGATCTATTAATGGAGAAGTTTCTAGTCAGTCTTCATATAGTCTTTCTGCTATACCATTAAACTCTGACTTATCATCAATTGTTCCATATGTTTCAAATAATATTCTTGTTAATAATATTATTGATTTAGGAGAAGCAGTTTATTGGCTTGGAAAGCATAATGGATATTTTTATGCTAATGGAGAAATAATTAGATTTGATGCAATTCAATATAGTATTCCAGGTGCTCAAAAAAATATAGTTTTAGACAACGGTAATGGAAAGCCAACATTTACTACTCAAACAGTTGGCGCAATAGGAAACGTATGGATTAGCAGTAATCAAGAATATCAGGACTATATGTCAAAACTAACGTTTAATGGAAAAATATATCCTACGGGGCTAGTTAGAATATATGCAGAGCCAAAGTATGAAGAAATAAACGGAATAACAGTAATGAAAAATGGCGAGGTATCTAGACATGGCAGAGGACAGTTTGGAACCCCTATAGTTAATCATAAAGCAGGACTAGACCCCTATTGGTCAAATAACGCATATGTTCGTGGATTTAATATGAAAAGCAAACACTTGTTTGGTTTGGTAGATGGAGATATATTAACTAATGAATCAATTTCAGAATTATCGTTAAGTACAAACGTGGCTGGAGCAAATAATTCTAGAGCGTTACAAAATGTAAGAACTGGAATTATTAAAAATTTTATGTCATCGTCTTATACTAAAGAAACACAAAACAATACAATAAAGTCAACACAGGCAGGATCAGTTCAATCTTCTGCTTTGGTTATGAACGGCCCATCATTTGGCACAACAGAAACTCCAATTAACTTTTTATCATATCAGTATAAGGCTCTAGATAATAAATATAAACATTTCGGAACTAGAATGAGAATAGTTGGAAAAATTGAAGCCAGCGAAACTGTAGGCCAGACCCCAATAAACGCAACTCCTTATTATGTTTTGCCAGGAAGCCAGCCTAGTCAAAGACTTAATATTTCTGGAGGTTCTGGTGGTATTGCAGTAATGATTAATCCAGCAACAAATGTAGGATATTATTTTGAAATAGTTTCTTTAACCGAAAAAAATGTAAGTGAATATTCATCAGAATCAGATAGCCTTCACAATATATTATTTTATAAAGTTTATTCAGATTCAGAATCAAATGCAATACCAATAAAACTATGGGGCGGGTTTGGAAATATAGTTGTAGATGATGGTAAATTCACTGGTCAAAGCAGAATTATAGGAGAAGAAAATCCAACAGTATATGATCTTGCTGTTGAATATCAAGATATAGGATCTATTAGAAGATTCTATTTATATATAAACAATAAATTAATTAAGATAGTTGACGACTCTTCTCCTTTGCCAATATATAATAATATTGCGCTTTTTGTGCGTGGCGGATCAAAATGTATGTTTGAAAATATTTATGCATTAACTAATAACTATAGCCAGAACACTGTGTTTGCATTGGACACACCAGTTAGTGCAGCATTTGATGATAATGAAATTAATGCAAATGAATCATTTAGAAAATATGCAATGTCTGGTATAGTTCAGTCTACATATTTATCTGGCATAAGTGTTGGAGAGCCACCTAAATTTAATTTATATTTTGATGAGTTTGGAACAATTATGAGAGAGGCAGCATATTTAAAGATAAAATATGATAAGGCATATCCAGCATTATATGCCCAACTATCTCCAACGTTTAACAGAATTAAAGGATACACGGTTTCTGGCTTTAGAGCAGGATCCTATGGTGCAGAATTTTTGATATTTAATTCTACTGATACTGCATTAAATTTAGATGAAACAAGCGGTAACTACTTAAGAATTCAGGGAATAACTTTTACTCAGCAATCTCAAAATGAATTAAGCGTTGATAGTTATTTTATTAAGAATAGTAACTTTGCTGATCCAGTTATAGGAAAAGATAATTTAATTGTTTCACCATTTAGAGCACAACAAGATTATGACAAAATAAAAACAAGTAGGCTCACGTATGGCAAAAAAGAATTTTCTCTAAGTCCATCTTATGTACAATCTGAAGATGACGCAAGAGACCTGATGTCTTGGATTATAAATAAGATTATGAAACCAAGAAAGAATGTAGGAGTTAAAATATTTAGCACTCCAATAATTCAACTTGGAGATATTGTAAATATTCAATATAAAGACTCAGAAAATAAGGATGCGGTTGCTTCTAGTGAAAGCAGATTTGTTGTGTATAATATAGATTATCAAAAAGATTCTGCAGGTCCCTCTATGACCCTGTATATGAGTGAGGTATAAAAATGGTATATTTTGATTCCAGCGGAAAAATAGTTTATGATGATTATCCAGCCACTCCAGACGTCAATATGAGATGGAAGCCAGGAACATTAATCCCAAGCGAAGAAGCGCTGAACTCATATCTAGATTCTATTTCTGGATTAAACGCAACACCAGATAGCCCAGATGTTATTGACTTAGTTCAACAAAACAATCCAGATGTAAAGCCAGCGACACCAGATATTATATTATTTAATGATGACGCAGTCCCTATAGAAATAATGACAGATTTAATATTTGAGAATATTGGTGGACAAGAGTTAATCAATATAGTAAGATCAGACTTAGTTAATGGGCAAAATGTTTTATATCAACCGATTAAAAACTTAAGTAATGTATATTTTCAGTATAACCCTCAAAATATTTTGTCATTACAAGATATAGATTCTAATTATTTTAAAAAGTTTCCAATTAATTTTAATAGCAAAATTCCAGAATGTGGAACAGGACCAGACTGCGCTATTGTCTACATAGACTCAGATACAGGGGACTTAGTAATAAATGTTATTAATTTGGCTCGAGACGAACAAGTTGAAGTTTCTATAATTTCAGATGGGGCTGTTCTAGATGATACAATATACGGAGTGATACCATGATAACAAATACAGGCAAAAGCATTTTAGCAAAATATCTAATAGGCCAGGCACCAGCCTATGCCTCTTATGTGGCAATTGGCTGTGGGGCAAAGCCATTAGCAACTAACCAGTCATTCGGCGATTACTCAGATAAAAAGGCATTAGATTTTGAAATGTTTAGAGTTCCAATAACTTCAAGAGGATATGTCAATGAAGATGGAATAAATAAAATCGTATTAACGGCAGAACTTCCTACAGACGAAAGATATGAGATTTCTGAAGTAGGAATATTTTCAGCAGGGGCTAACCCATCAGCGGGGGCATACGACAGTAGAACGCTTCTTGCTTTTACTGTTAATGAAAATTGGGAATATCATAATCAAACATCTTCAAGCGAATTGCCAATAGTTTATGAACCGCTTGATGGCGTTGCCGAAGATGGTTTAATAAATCAAACATATGAAGCATTTCAAACAAACTCTGATAACAGATTGTTTACCAACCCAGATAGAACTTCTAGATATGAACGTGCTAGATTTTTTAATAATATTGTAATGATGAGAGGAGACTCTGCAAATTTACAGATACAATCAAATCATTTAGTTCCAGCGATTGGATCAAATCATATTCACTTACTTGGAACCGCATTAGATTTTAATAAAAATGCACCTACAGATGAAATTAAATTGGCATTCAGTGTTATAAGTAAAGATCCAGATCCTTCAATTCTTCCAGATCAAGTCAGGATTCTTTTAGAGTTTGCAGAAAGTGATTCCCCAGGGACAGGAGAATGGGCCAGGTTTGAGGTAGTTATGCCTGCAAATGACTATTCATTTTCAACTAATAGATATTATGTAATTACAAAACAATTACAAGAACTGTACAAAAGTACTGGTTTCACATGGAACAATGTTAGTATAGTAAAAATATATACAACTGTTATTAAAAACAATATACCATCTGATGATTTTTATGTTGGTTTAGATGCAGTCAGATTTGAAAATGTTTCAACAACAAATCCAGTATATGGATTAACAGGTTATACAGTACTAAAAAATGTAAATGCAGAAACTGTCATTAAGGCTGCCAATACTACAAACTATATAGAGTTTAGATTTGCAATGGATGTGCAATAATGTCAACTCCAGATCAAGGAATAAAAAAAATAATTATTCCAAAATCAAAATTACCTGGATTTTTTGGAGAAAATAGGCAGTATGTTTTGCGGTATAGATTTATATCCGAAGACAAAAATAGAACGTCCCACTGGTCACCTGTTTATAAAATATTAGCGGAAGATACTCCAAGCGAAATATTAAATAGTATGATTATAGATACTGAAAATAAAGTAATAAATATAGCGTGGGAGCCACAAAGCAATATAGATGAGTATTTTATTTATGTAAAATGGAATAATTCTGGATGGAAATATTATGCAAAAACATCACAAACAAATTATTCAATTGTATATGACTCAAGCAAAACTTATGTTCATATTGCTGTGCAGCCAAAAACAATACCATTGGAAAGATTTGCAGACTCAGAATTCTTTGAAAATGAGGGCAGTCTGATATAATTAGACAGGAGGAATAATGGCAAAAATACCACTACCAGAACTAGGTCAACCGCTAGACGTTTCATATATATATCAATTAGCAAATGCAATAAATGAGTTATCTCTACAGGTATCACCTGCAATATATAAATATGTTACTGTGGATGTTCCTAATGGCGTTCAGCAAAATGCAAAGGCTTCTGAAACAAGAATAATTGCAGGATATGCTGATGTTGTAAAAAGTTCAAATCAAAGTATTGGTAGTCAGCAACCATTTACATATAACTTTCCAGCGGACTTTAAGTTTGCTCCCATTGCAACAGCGACTCCAGTAAATATTGGCGGAACAGAAGCAGGCAAAAATGTATCTGTTGTAATAAAATCTATTACAACATCTAAGATAGATGGCATAGTTAATTTTAATTCTACTGGAGACGTTTCAATCGGCGTTAATTTAATTATCGTTGGCATACCTAATTAATGATTAAATGCAAAAAATGTTTTCGCAAAATGTTAATAGACAGAGTGTACAACTCAGTTTCTCATTTAGAAATATATTGTTTGGTGTGTGGATCAAGAAAATTTTTTCACCCGCCATCTGATTCGGAGGAAGGTAGATGGCTGCTAAAAAAGGAAACAGAACGAGCGAAGAGTACAATCTCGCCCCTATAATTCCAGGCAATAAGAAGGTTTGGTTCCTTAATAAAGATTTAGTAAGAATCTATCATTTAAATAGATCTAATGGAATAATGTCTGTTTACAATATCACAAAAGACAGAATAGAAAGTTGTTTAATTGGAGATTTTAAAAATAAAAGAGAAAGGGCTTATACTGTTGGAGAAACGGCAGACTTGGTTAATCGACATAAAAAATATATGCCCTCTTTAATGAAACGTGGAATCATTCCATTCCCAACAGGATCACAAAAGGGTGGCGCAAGAGGTTGGCAAATAAGATCCTACTATTCAGAATCGCAAGTTAAAGAGATTCGTGATATACTAGCAACTTATCACATAGGTAGACCACGTAAAGATAATTTAATAACAAATGACATTACGCCCAGCAAGGCTGAATTGACAAGAAGAATGGGCGATGGTATACTTACATATACGAGAACAGAAGACGGTAGGTTTGTACCTATTTGGTCAGAGTCAATATAATAGAAGGGTATGAAATGGAAGATACTAAGGTATCAGTAACACTTGGATACACATTAAATCTTGGAAATTTTCAATCACTAAGAATTGATCTTGGTGTAACAGATTCAAAGCGTGATGCAGAAAATACAGATCAGGCTTTTGAGCGTGTATATAAGTTTGTTGAAGACAAGTTGGCAGCAAAAATATCAGAGGCAAAGGTTGAACTAGAAGAAAGCAATTAGTGTGACAGACAAACAGAAGCGGCTGGCTCTGCTAAGTAGGTTTGATAAACACTATAACTTTAAACTAGGACAGAAGCCACAATACAACAAGTGGATAGAGCAATGGTCTGCTGATGCCCTTATAGAATCATATGGCATGGATCTTTGTTACGAACTTCTTGAATATTATTTTGATGTAACGCAAAACCCTACATGGAATCATTTTGCATATGTAGCACATGATATACTGGAAGCAAAACAACAACATGCAAAAGATTTACTGGAACGAGAAGAGCGCAGAGAAAAGGCTAAGGAGTGGCTGAGTGAATAATACAGAGTCAAAATTAATCTCAGCAGTCTTAAAGGATAAACAGGCTCACGTCTTGCTTCAGGCTAACATAGAAAATATTCTAACTACCCATGTAGATGTATGGCAATTTATTAGAAAGTATTATGAAACTAATTCTACAGTTCCACCAAAAGAATTAGTTGTAGAAAAGTTTAGAGATTTTGAACCAATAGATGGCGTTGGTTCTACTAAGCATCACCTTGAAGAACTTCAAGCCGAATATTTAACAAATAGTCTTAAGGACATTATTAGATCTGCTGCTACAGATGTGCAAGGTGGGCAAGGATTAGATGCCCTAGAATCTCTTATTACAAAAACAGCAGAACTTAGAAAAAATACAGCAGCCATTCGTGATATTGATGTTACAGATTTAGATTCTGCTGTTGCTTACTTTGAAAATCTTAAGAAGCAACAAGAAACAGGGGCAATTGGAATAAAAACTGGACTTCCAGGTTTTGATAACTACTTGCCTTCTGGAATCATGCCAGGGCAATTAGGAGTCTTTCTTGCATACCCAGGCATAGGAAAGTCCTGGTTGTCGCTCTATTTCGCTGTACAGGCTTGGAAACAGGGTCGTAGCCCAATGATTATAAGTCTTGAGATGTCTGAGGTTGAAGTCCGTAATCGTGTATTTGCAATTATGGGAGAAGGCGTATGGTCTCATAGAAAGTTAAGTGCTGGTCAGGTTGAGATGGATATGCTAAAGTCATGGCATACAAAGCATGTAACTGGTAAACCAGAATTCCATATCATATCAAATGACACTGGCGGAGATATTAATCCAATGGTGCTTCGTGGAAAGATAGATCAATATAAGCCAGACTTTGTTATTGTTGATTACTTGCAATTAATGTCTCCAAACCAAAAATCAGATAATGAGACTGTTCGCATGAAAAATCTTTCTCGTGAACTAAAACTAATGGCTATTGCAGAGGAGGTTCCTATTATTGCAATTTCTTCTGCTACCCCAGATGACGTAACTAAACTTGAAACTGTTCCGACCCTCGGTCAAACAGCATGGTCAAGACAGATAGCATATGATGCTGACTGGGTATTGGCTTTAGGGCGAGGTACAAATAGCGACATTATTGAATGTGTATTTCGTAAGAATCGTAACGGTTTTATGGGAGAATTCTTGGTACAGGCTGATTTTGACAAGGGATATTATAGGTATAAGGATTATGAAGATAAGTCAGTATAATATGCTCTATGGAAACATTTCCACACAAGGCGATAAAGCGATTTGGGCTAGACGGAATTATAG